GACGGCAATTCTTACTCATGTTGCAACAGTATTCGAGGAAGAAAGATTGTTGTTAGAGGGGTTATAAATGCCACCGATTAAAACACCAATGAACGTGCCAAGAGCTGGGGTTCCTGTTTACTCTAGGGGTACGGGCAAGAAAAAAGACGTTACTGTCTTGAACGAGACTCTTGATGTCAACGTGACAAACGACCCATTACAGAGTGCGCTTGACAAACATATGGATTCATCAACTCACGCCCTGAATGTTGTTGACTATGCCCACCATGAGATCCACAGCGGTAGTCATTTCTTTTACGATGACACTCACGTACTAGCAAAGAACACAGGGGTTGAGCATTTACTGGTTACTCCAGACACAGCCAAGTGGGCGCACTTATTATTTTCGGTGGGTTCTTCAGGTGGGCAGATCCTTGTTGAATTATTCGAGGCTCCAACTGTTAGTAATGTTGGAACAATAGAGCCTATGTTTAATCGAAACAGGAATTTCCCAGATAATCCGACTACATTACTTTATGAAACCCCGACCTATTCTGACCCAGGTTTGAGGATAGACAGGGCAACGTTTGGTACCTCAGACAAAAAAATCTATAGGCGGTGGTGATAGGGGAAACAGTGAACTTGTACTTAAACAAAATACAATGTATCTTGTCAGAATCCTTGAGCTGAACATAGCAGAAGCAACCGTAAATGTATCTTTTGATTGGTATGAGCATACTAATAAATGAAACCACTAACACCACAACAACAAGCTGACAAGATCCTCCGTCTGACCACTCGACTTGAAATGTTATCAAAGACAACATCAAAGTCCTTGCAGAAACAGGTTAAACTTTTACAACGTGAAGTTGTTGGCTTGATTGCTACCTCTGATATATCTACAAAGAAAATACTGTCAGGGGTAAGGAAAGAGATAAAAGGTTACCACAAGAAACGATATGGTGAAATAGGCAACATACTATCAGAAGCATCAGAGGCCAGTGCGGAGGCCGCTGCGTTGACAGAAAAGGCATACTTTGCTTCATTGGGTGCTATTGCAGATAAAGCGGCAAGTAAGATTGTCAGCGCAAAGGTTGTAGAAAGGTCGCTTGATCGTATCATGCCAGGACTAGCTTCAGGCCAACAAATATCTGTGGGGCAGATGCTAAACAGGTTCTCAGACAATTCTCTTTCTACATTGCAGAACATTGCGACAAGGGTGCAAGCTGAAGGTTTAAGTGTTAGTGCTGCAACTAAAATGGTTAGCGAAGCAACGGATCTTCAATCTAGACAAGCGGAGGCAGTTGCAAGAACAGCAATCCAATCAGCATCCAATCAAGCCAGAGATGAAGTAGCAGCACAGCTAAACGTTAAAAAAGAGATGTGGATGGCAACCCTTGACTCTAAAACATGCGCCTATTGCGGTGGGTTAGATGGTAAGTGCGAGGATGCTGGGGTATTGCCAAGACCTATATCGCATCCGTCGTGCCGCTGCCAATTGCTCTATCTTCCTGAAGGAACAAGTTGCAAAGAGATGAAAGAGGATCTAGAAAGACCGCAACGTGGTGAAGATGGAAAGACAATTATAAAACCATATCAAGATTACGGCACTTGGATACAAACCCAGAGCAAAGATTTCCAAGAAGAGGTGTTAGGTGTTGAAAGATCAAAATTGTTAAGAGATGATAAAATAACTTTTAAGAAGATGTACACAGCAAGCGGGAAACAGAAAACGGTCGAAGACCTAAAAAAACATTACTCTTAAGGAGAGTGAAAATGGAATTATCAGAACAAGAATTGCAGGAAAAGATTGCAGCAGGAATCAACGAGGCAGTCAACGGACTCAAGGACAAGAACGACGAACTACTCGGCAAGATCAAGCGAGCTAACGAGAAAGCTGATTCAGAAGCAAAAGCAAAGCAAGACCTTGAAGATACCAACAGACAGAACCAACTTTCGGCAGACGGAAAGCACGAAGAGGTTTTGAAAGAAGTTAAAGAAAAGGCCGAGGCTACAATTAAAGACTTGCGAGAACGAGCTGAGAAGGCCGAGTCTGCATCTGTTTCGGACAGGGCTGCAATCAGGGTTCTTGTAGTAGATAATGAATTAAACAGGAGATTCCTTGAGGCTGGTGTGACAGATCCAGCATTACTTGAAGCAGCGACTGCGATGATATCACCGAAAGCAGAGATTGAAGATACCGACGATGGTCAGGTTGTTAATATATCAGGTCAATCAATGGACGACTTTTTCACAGCATGGAAAGAAGGTAAAGGAAAAGCTTTCATCACAAACGGCAATTCAGGCGGTGGTGGTGGCGGTGGTGGCGGTGGCGGTGGTGCTGATGAGGCTGAATCGTTCTTTAAGCCTGGTGCTACCTACAACGCTTCAAAGCAGTTTGAATTGCAACAGAGCAATCCAGAGCAATACAACCAGTTGAGGCAGAAGTATCCTATCGACCTTAATACTCCAATTTTGGCTTGATCATGGCAGCTAGACGAAAGGTAATCAAAAAGAAGCTTGAGCAACCAGCTATTCCAGCGGTAACAATGATGGATACGGTTAGCCCAGGATTGAAAAGATTTCCTTCAATAAAAGTGTTTGGTTGGAAGATAGGTTTTCGTGGTTTCCGTTTTGGTGTTAACCCACCAAGTTATACTGTCACTTGTTGGGAAAAAGAAATGAGTGGAATTGAAGCTTATCAAGTGTTATTATCAATAAAGAAAAAAAACAAGTATGGCAAATTAGAGGCTATACAGCTACCTCGAACGGGCTAAGTCTGTAGATGTAGAAAAACTTCAGGTAATTGGTCAAGCCATGAGCCGCAACCACTAGGTGGGGAGATATTAATGAGGTGCGTTATATCAACCCACCTTTTTTTTTGGAATTTTAAGAGGTATAAAAAAAATGGCTACAAATACACTACAAACAATTTACGCACGTGATTTATTGAATCAAGCGTTGATTGCCGAATCAGTACGCAAATCAGCAGTATGGAACTCAGGGCTTTTGATGACTGATCCTTCACTTTCAGCACTTGTAGGTTCTGGCGAAGGTCGAAAAATCAATCGTGTTGGCTATAACGACATCCCAGATCCACTCACTACTGGTAATGCTGCACAAGCTACCACTCATAATCCTGGATACGGTGACGACTCAGCTACCAACCTTATTGCAAACGCTTCAAGTGTTTACGAATATGATGCAGCAAAATGCATGGTTAACTACGGGCTTGGTGAAAAAGAAATCATCAAAGCTGTTAACTTTCTTCCAGATCCAGTAATGGCTCTTGGTGGACGTATCTCGAATTATTGGGCTAGATTCTTTGATATGTACGCAATTTATCAACTCATGGGTGTGTTTGCTGATAACGTTGCAAATGACTCTAGTGATATGATTTACGGTGATGGTACAGCCGTTGCAGATGCTGACATTCTTATCGATGGTTGGGGAACCATGGGTGATGCTGCTGATATGTCTGGCGGTATTCTTATTGTTCACAGTCTTGTAGCTAAAGCATTACGCAAGCTCCAAGTAATTGACAACATCCCAAGTGCAACCAATCCTGCAATCTCTTTTGAGTATTTCCAGGGTTCTAGAATGATAGTATCTGATGCTACTCCAACTTCTGATGGTAAATGCGTATCCATTCTCGCATATCCTGGAGTTATGGAATTTGGGCAAAGCACTAATAACATCGTACCTTCTGAAGTTTACAGAGATCCGACTGAGGGTGTTGGTGCTGGTGAGAGTATCCTTATTACTCGTCAGCAGTTTGCAATGGCAACCAAAGGTTTTAGCTGGCAGGACGATACTGTTTCTGGTTCTGTTGCTTCTGGCGCAATCGGTGGCTCTGGTGGAACTAAACTATTCCCATCTATTGCGGATCAGGCACTTGCTGCTAACTGGGATCGTGTTCTTGCAAGAAAAGCTGTCAAGATTGCATACGTTCACACCTCAGAGACTCCAGCATAACGGAGGGGTAATTCATGGCTCTAGTAAAAGACATTATCACCGCAGCCGAGGCCGATGCTATACTGACCAATGACACTGATTGGTTAGCGCAAACCGATGCGGAGAAAGAACGACACATCCGATATGCAAGCACGTATATGCAGCAGAAATGGGTCTGTGTAGATATTGATTGGAGTGATGATACGACTATCTCTGACGACATGAAAGAGGCTTGTGCTTATTATGCGCTCGCCTCTTTTAATGACACGTTATACCCAAGTACAGAAGCTAGTGCCGACACCCAAGGTGTTGTGGTTGAGCAGACTGACAAGGTTGGCTCTCTTCAATCAACAACCAAATGGGATGCAGGCGGAGGGCAAACAACTTACCCTCTTCAATATCCAAACGCTTTAATGGGTTTTGAGTGCGAAAAGGCTTCAGGTGCAGGGTCAGTAAAGCTGACTAGGGTGTAAATATGGGATTCAGCACGAAGTTTCAAGAAAAGGCACAGGAAATAATTGTAAAGTTTGCTGGTGAACTGGGAACAGGAAAGCTCATCAGGATTACCAGCACTTACAATACGACTACAGGCGAAAGCACTGAGGTCGTGGCTGAGTTTCCAATTTATTTAGTATTTGACGAAGTATCTGTTGGCTATTCTGTCTCAGAATTTGGTGCAGAATATGCAAAGGAAAACATGCTGGCATTAATAGCTGGTGCTGATCTAGAAAGCCCACCGAGGGAGGGCGATTTTGTTCAGCAACATGGATCAACAGATAAGCACAGAATAATTCTTGTTCTGACTGATATGTACGGAGCATTATATACCTGTCATGTAGTCAGAAAGGCAGAAGCTTAAATGACATTTATTCGAGAATACGACAAGGAATCTGATAGACTCGTTGACGACATTAACAGCGCACTGGAACAATCCACGCTTTACGGTTGGACTCTTATAACCGCTGCGAACCCTGTTTTGACAGGACGCTCCAGAGGATCGTGGTTAGTGTCAGTTGACGATGAAAAAGACTCGACGTTGCCGAAAACAAAGGCAAAAAAAAGAGTGTATCCAGATCCAAAGCCGCCTGGTATAGATTTTGATATTTTAAGCAACAGGCGATTGTTCATCTCTAATAATACTGATTACATCGAACATCTTGAACGTGGCACAAGCAAGTTTTCACCCTTTGCAATGGTCGAGAGATCATTTCCAAAGACTGAACGTGACCTTGAGAATCGGTTCAGGAAAATAGACAGGAAGGAGTATTAAACTATGATAGATTTTACAACAACAAGAGAAATAGTAGAGTCGTTTATCTCTGCAAACTTTACCGATTGCCCTGTCAAATACGAAAACGTGGGTCTTGATGCAAAGGATTTAGAGAAATGGATTGCCGTCTTTGATAGAGTTTCAGTTTCCGAGGCTGTTGAGATGGGAGAGGATAGCCCCTTTTTAATGGGTGGTGTTATCATAATCCAGATTTTTACTCCAATTGGTTCTGGAACTTCAGGTGGTAGAACTATCGCCCAGGATGTTTCAGATTTAATAAGCCAGAAAGAGATAGGTGGTATGTATTTTCTCGAACCAGAATTACACATGGCAGCACCAACCGCTGATGCGACTTGGTTTCAAATGAATTTGGTTGTTCCATATAACACAGTTATGGGTCAATCTGCTAATACTTGCTAGGAGGCAAATATTATGGCAACAAAAACAATCTCAACCAACTTTTTAGTGGCGCAAGCTTCTGCGTTGGTTGTATACCCTTCCCACAGCACTGAAATGATCGTGCGTGGTTTGACAGGGCTGACATTGCCTTTGGGCTTTGAAATGTCAAATATAACAGTTTCAGAAATGGGTCGTAGAATTGACCTGATCGTCCCTTCTGGCGGTGCTTACACTGCCATTGATATCTCGGCAAACTTTGTTCCTGGTGATGCTTCGCAGGAATTTTTCCAAAGTGCTGCGTTGAACTCGACTAGTATCACAAAAATGAGATTCTATTTAAAGCAAGGTTGCGATTTTGCTGCGTTGGATCTTGTTAATGATACAGGTGGAGCATACCTTATCGGAACATTTTCACCACCGACCGTAGCGAGCAAGAGCGACCTGTACAAAAATCAGATTTCAATTCTTCCTGCTGGAAGTTCTGTTTTATTTGTCGCTCACACGACACCTGCTGCTGGTGCCGACCTTGCATTTGTTGCGCCTACTGGCACTGGCGCAGATGCGAGTATCACCCTGTCATCAGGCTCATTTGTTGACATGGGCTTCGAGGCTGGTGACACTGTTTATCTTGATTATGTCAACTCTCTACATCCCCTCTGTTGTAAAATAGCTGTTGGCGGTGTTGCTGCTGGCACATTGACAATCGAAGGCGGTGTTGGTGATGCTGATAGTATTCCAGATTTCAGCGGAGTGGCTGCAAGTGCTGTTCACGGTGCTTCACCAATCGAGGTTTCGGGAACAGCTATAGTTTGTACCTAAAATTCTGTTGCCCTCTTAACAGGGGGCTTTAAGGAGATTACAACATGGCAGTAATAGCAGTGGAAGCACTCAAACTTGGGAAAGGATCAACGAGAAGGCTTAATAAAAAGCTCCCAACATCAGGCACACCAGTTATAGGTGCGCTTGCTACTGGTTCTCTTGGAATGGCAACAAAGCCGACTTCAACTAATACCGTTACTATTGATACCACCGTTTACAGATTTATCGTAACACCTGTTACGGCTGGTGATGTAGCAATCGGGGCGGCAGTAGCAAACTCACAAGAAAATTTAGTAGCAGCTATTAATGATGGGAATGCTTTTAATGATGCACATCCAACATTTACAGCGGCAGATTTTGCGGCTGATGTGATGGTGATAACAGCAAGAGGTGAGGGTGTTGCTTATAACAACTTGGCAACAACTGAAACTTTCACAGATGTGACCGATGCTTGGGTTGCAGCTACTACTGGTAGTGGTGTTGAAGGGACACACGACGATGCAAAAATCGGTGATTGTTATATCGATTCAGCATATATTTATTACTGTGTTTCTGAAGCAGCGTATACTGACGGGCTTATCACCACACCTACCTCATGGCGCAGAATCAGCCTAGGCTCTGCATACTAAACAACTCAAACGCTGACCCTCTTCAAGGGGGTTAGCTATAAGGTGAACGCATGAAATTAACAGGAAGAAAAGAAAAGAAAGTGTTCTATCCAGACGATCCAGATCAGGCATTTGTTATAATCCAATACTTGAAACCTGGAGTCAGGGAGCAAATAGAATCCTTGAGTAATATAGTTACAGCCGAAGAGGGTGCCGACGGTGAATTTGGTACAAAGGTTGAATTTAATCTCAGCAAGAAACGCAAACTGTTCTATGAAAAGCTCATTGTCTCTTGGGGCGGTTGGCAGGATGTGAAGGGTAAAGAAATGAAGCTTAATTCTAATAATGTTGAAAGGGTAACTGATGAGATTAGTGGTTTTTATCTTTGGTTACAAGAAACATCCGACGAGTTTATTGATGAAGTTGAATCAGAAGCGGATACAGAATTGGGAAACTGAAGGATCTTGGGGAGTGGTTTTCTGAAGTTGGCCGAAGCTCATGCAGAGAATGCAGGGAGGTCTGGGAGCCAAGAGGCATCGAGACACCCTGTAAGACATGCTTCCCAGGAATACACAAATGGAATGAAGCGGCAGTAATAATTTTTCAAGACGTATCATCACAGTATTTAAACGGGTCAACGATAAACATAAACGCTGTTGATATATCGCTCAAATGGCACAAGGTGAGGAAAAGTGAAAGGTCTGAGATGTGGTTTAAGGTTAGGGTTATATCTGAAACATTAATGGAATTTCACAGGGAAGAATCAGAACGTTTGGCAAAGGCAAAGGCTTAAAATGGCAAGATTAAAAGTTGAAATAGATGCTAGTTCTGGCAAGGCTTCAATAAAAGCACTTGAAAGAGATGTTAAAGCTTTTGCACGAGGCGCAAAGACCGCATTAAAAGGTGTTGGTGCATCATTCAAAAAAATGGCTAAGTTTGCAATCGCTGCTGGTGCTGCAATCGCTGCTGGTGCTGCAATAGCGGCAGCAGGGATTGCGGTCGGATTCTATAAGCTTAACCAGTTGTTGAAAGAGTCAATCGAGCTTTCAAAGATACAGGATGCGGCAGAGACAAAGCTGGCGGCTGTTCTCATGGCAACGGGAAATGCGGCAGGGTTCACAGCGGAACAGCTTAAAAAAATGGCTGGGGAACTCCAAGAGGTTACGACTTACGGAGATGAGGCTATAATAGAGGCAATGGCAATCACCGCAACGTTCAAGAATATCAAAGGAGACAACTTCAAAGAGGCTACCGTTGCTATACTTGATATGTCGAATGTGATGGGGACTGACCTTAAAAGCTCTGCTATCCAAGTCGGCAAGGCTCTCAACGATCCAATCACAGGCTTGACAGCGTTAACCCGTTCAGGGATAACATTCACAGATTCACAGAAAGACATGATTAAATCGCTTCAGAAATCTGGCGATATAATTGGCGCACAAAAAATAATTCTCAAGGAATTGCGATCACAATTCGATGGGGCTGCTAAAGCTGCGAGGCTAACATTTGGTGGCGCACTTGAGGCACTTAGTAATGCATGGGGCGATTTGAAAGAAGGGATAGGCTCGGTAATAACACAAAACAGTTTCTTCATTGATTCTCTTAATCTGCTGGAGTCGTATGTTATAAGCGGTACTAAATATATAAACGAAAATAAAGAATCTTTGACGGTTCTAGCTAAAGAGATTGCAATCGGTATTGTTGGAGCGATAAAGACAGCTGTCATAATCATGCAGGGCTTTTACAACGCATGGCAGGGGTTGAGGATGGTAGCTCTAGCCTCTATTTATGCGATATCTAAAGGATCGGAGATGCTGATCAAGAATTTTCGTCGGCTTCTGTTACCCTTGGATCTAATACTAAAAGCAATGGTAAAGCTGGGAACGCTAGACATAAACCCTTTTGATACCATGGAGCATGGCGCTAGGGATATGGCGGCAGCAAGTGCCGAAGCACTCGGAGAAGTATGGGAAGATACCGCAAACATGCAGGACGGTTTTTATAAAGTGATCGATGCGGTTGACGATTTCCAAGACAAGCTTAAGAACATCGATGCAGTACAGCGTGACCCTATGAAAGAAGTGGCTGAGAAGATGAAGAATAGTAGTAAAGAAGCCACAGATGCAATGAAAGGGAATTTGACGGATTATGAAGAGGCAGCTAAGGCCTCCGCCGATAAGACTAAATCAACATATGAAAATTTAAGTAAAGACATTCAAAATATAATGCGTGAAGGCATGGACGGGCAAGAATTATGGGGCAGCCTGACCGATGAGATAAAAATATATGAAGATGCTGCAAAGAAAGCTGCCGAAGCTGGGAACTTTGACGAGCAACAAAAGGCACTTAAAAAACTTGCTGAATTATATAAATCTCTACCGAAAGACGGTGTGAAAGGTGCAGCTCCGAGCGATGCTGAGATCCAGAAAGCAAAGGCGATGGTCAAGCATTGGAATGGAATATATAAAGCACAACGGAATGTTTCAGGACAGTACACGTATGGTGCGAAGCTTGACGATGCAAAAAAGAAGCTGAAAGAGCTGTTGGCCGCAGAGGAAAGCGGTGGAAAGCAAGTTATATCTGCTGAAGAATCACGAAGGATCAGGCTTGAAGGCTTGCAGGGAGTTCAGGAAAAGCTGCTTAAAACTATGAAAGAATCAACCACAGAAGTTGAGGGCATGGTTTCATCACTTGCAGGATTAGACCCAGCAAATGCCTTGGTTGACGTTGAGTCATTAGACACAGCGGTTGAACAAATAAAAGAAGTGAAAGACCAGACCGAGGGTATTGGTCAAACATACGAAAATGTGGGCGGTGTTTGGAAAGATGTTACCAGCGACATAGTTACAGACCTTAAAAGCCAGGAGGACTCCATTGAAGATGTTAACGATGGGCTGAGAGAACAGATTCGGCTATTGAAAGAGGCAGTGAGTTCGGGCGGAGGGGCTAGTGGTAGTTATGGCGGTGGCAAGGCAGTTGGTGGCCCTGTAACAGCAGGCACAACATATTTAGTGGGCGAGAAAGGCCCAGAGCTTTGGACAGCAAGCAGTAATGGCGCAATAATACCAAATGACCAACTCGAAAGTAGAAAAAGAGGGGAGTTGATAGAAGTAAATTTCAATCTCGGAGGAGAGACAGCGAGATTGAAGGGGGACAGAGGCGAGGTTGCCAAGATGCAGCGGATGCAGGAACTTAACAAGAGGTTTGCTTCAGCATGATAACACTAGGCGGCATAACTATCAGCGATAACATGTATCTCGGAGGGATAGAAACTGGCGCACAAGTAGGTGCGAACCAGATCAGGACTGACGAGGGAGTTTCTGTTGTATTCCTTAAACAAATGACGGGCGGCAGAACTTTGACCCTTGGAACAACAAAGAGCCGAACAGGAGCGACTCAAGGTTTTTGGTGTCAATCTGTTATTGATGAAATAAAGGTTTTAGAAGCAAATGCAGCAGTAATCACGTTGGATTACCAGGGCGAAGAATATGAGGTTGTGATAGTTGATACCTCCTCAATAGATCAGTTTGACAACAGTGTTCCAGTTTCAGCTACAAAGGCTTATACTGGAACAATAACTTTAATTGAGGTGTAACGATGTTAAGCAGCGAGCTACTGTATTTTTATCCAAAAGTAATTACAGACGATCCAACGAATGGTGGTTTGTTGAGTGCTTCCCCAATCACAAGTGCTTCCCCTCAGAACGTGTGGCCTCATGTAATGAAAGCCGAACGTGACGCTGGAAGTACAAAATACAGAAAGATATTTCACAAGGCAAACAATACCGATAATGAGGCTTTACAATCTGCAGAAATTGCGATGGATTACCCTACACCTGGAGATGATTGGGTTGTTGCTTTTGTTGGAACACCTACAGACGCCCAGACGGATATCTCAGTTTCTGCTAGAAAGTATGGTGTGGCGTTGGTGACTACAAACGCTGTCGCAGGAACAGCGAGCATTGTGGTGACGGTTGATGACGTTTCACTGACCACAGGAAATGACCAGATATTCCAAGCGGGTGACACAATAAGGATTACTAACAAAGTTACTCCAGACGCTGTAGCTGGCACCTCAGAAGATTTGGTTATCAGCTCGATTGCGGTGGTTGGAAACGTAATTACTATCTCAACTACCACTAACCTTGTCGGATCTTATACTGTCGCTAGTGTTTCAAGGGTTGGTACTGTTTACGCAGTTCCTTCTGACGTTCAAGCAACTAACTCAGCATTCACCGTTACTGCTTCTGGAACAATGGCATATGATGATGCTTCATATCCAGTAATTATGAACAACCAAGGATCGATTGACCAGACTGTAACGCTTACATTCACAACTGCCACAGACTTTTCAGTGGCTAGTAATGTTTCAGGGGTCACTCTTGCGAATGGAAATATCAACACAGATTACGAACCAGGAAATCCGAACTTTGCAGGGCAAGGATATTTCAAACTTGAATATTTAGGCTTTAGCGGTACACCCGTTGCAGGCGATACCATCGTTCTAGTTCTAACATCTACAACTGTGCCGATGTGGTATAAAAGAACAGTGCCAGCTTCAAGCGGATCATTGTCAGGGAACAAAACAGTTACAGCGTGGAACGGTGAGAGTCTGACTTAATATGGAAAATCAATCGGTTTCAATATCGCTGACTAACCCATCAAAGTCTGACGTTGGGGAGGTTTTGTATTTAGAGCAGAAACCTTGGGGGAAATATGTGGGTAAAACCACAAAGTCGGGGTTTGTTCAAAACCTAACCTCCTTCATCTGGCCTGATGATCCTATGGTTCCTGATAATTGTGGCGGTGAGAATGGCGTTTTTTCATCTGAAGTTTATGTTTATTTTTATGACGGTGAAGTGCCTTACAATCTAAATATAACTGAAGGGAAATTGTCTGAAACGGTCAGGATTGAAACAGTCAGGTATAAACAGATTATCCAGTGCAATATAAAAACAGAAATAAAAACAGATTACCCGATCAACCAGCTCCTGCAAGATCCAGAGTGGAAAGGGAAGGTTTATAATAGTGTCGGGGAAGAAACAGCCCCCCCTTCTTTGACTGTTGTTGGCAATAGCGTGATAGTTGGCGAGGCTGTTTACGGTCTTGTGAGCATCGAGTACCTTGTTTTTAGACATACCTACGGTGTTTCTATAATATCTGTTGAGGGGACTAAGTTTGATTTTTCTACCGTATATGGAAACTTTGCTGCTGAAAAAGAGGCAGAAGAGGAAAAGTATTTTTCTGTTGTTTATGCTGTCTACGATGGCGGTGTTAGAGGGTTAGTCATTAACCCACCCCCAGGGTTTGAAGAAACAGACGGAGCTTGTGGCAATGGTGATTCTTTAAAGGTAAAACCACCGACTGATGACGACCCACCTGTTGCAGATGGAAAAGACATAGAAGTACATATAGATTATTGCACACAAAAGGTGAAGGATTGAAAACTGCACAAGTAACTCTGCAAGGTGTACCTACTGTTTCCGAGTCTGAAATTGGCAACGTGTGGCTACGACTAGAGCAAGAAGATTTTTTTGAAAACTTCAACATGAGCGACTTGTATTCGATGTGGGAACGGGCTGTTTCTGGTTATACTGCTAGATCAGTTTCTCCAGATGATTGTTCAGTAAAAATGAACGATGAAACTATAGAATTTAAAATTGGTTTTGACGTTTTCCCCTCAGATATGGCTTTAGCTTATGAGCTTGAGACAACACTTGGCGAACTGTCGGAGGGTCTTGTGATTGAAAAAGACAGACAATTCCCTGTATATTTTAATAACTCTAATAATGTCAATCTTGAAAAGGTTTATCGTGATTTCGGATATGTAAAACAATCACAGTGTTATAATTCTTTGGGTGAAGCAATAAGCCTCCCAGCCTTCACTCT